GAAGTAGTGTAAATCCTGCAGCCATTGAGCTGCCGATGGTCATGCTTTGACCTTGGCGAGCTCCTACTACACCTACACACTGTAGGAGAATAGGAGGCCCTCTCATGATTAGAGAAGGTTACGTCAACGAGGTCATCGTAGGATCCATTCCGATTGATCGAAATCTGAAAAGATGGTTGATCTCTCGGTTTCGGAAACTCTGTAGCTGCAATGGACGCGCATACGCCTCTGATGTCTTTAAGACAGCAAAGGAAGTGTGCATGGCTTATCGTGCTGATCCACGCCGCCTTGAGAAAGTGGCATGGTACGACCAGCAGCTGCCCTTCCGGTCCTCCGGTTGGACAAAGAAGATTCTAGGGTATATGGATGTCTCACCATTGCCCATGTTGGATCTTCTGAAGCTCTACTGTTCGTCTGCTCAGCCCGTTGTCACGGTTGAACAGTCAGCAGACCGCGAGCACACCTATCTCCGACGCACGGAGGATAGTGTGATGTCCCAGGTACCGAGATTCCTCAGTACGTGGGTTAACCACCTCTCGTACAAGAGCTGCAAGTTGTCCAAGCCCGTTTGGGACGGGCTTAAACGTTCTGGCAACTGGCCGCGGTGGCTCTATGCCTATGGCAAGAACCACAGCTGGTACGAGTACTCCCTCTATTGGGAGAAGTGGCACCACATTCTCTTCCACACAAAAGTGGTCGGGGAACAGCGCGCACGTGAAGATATCTGCGAGAAGATGCCATTCCCTGAGGTCTATAAGGACTTTAGTGAATCTGACGTCCAATCAAGGAATCTCGACCAGGACTACTACGACCTGGCCACCATGCTTGACAGCACTGGTCTGACTCCAGAACTTGGCTGGTTTACCAGTCCAGTCCTGAGCCAGGAGAGTCTCGCGTACGTCCGCTCTTACCTGAATCAGGAGGAGGGAGCAGTGTCCCTGCTCTTTCTGAATGGTGATAAGGAGGAGGTAGTGCGACCTTCTGGACCCGTCTCTTTCCTTAGTGGCGAGACTGTTGGCCAAATCCAACACATCCCTAAGAAGGGGACCGTTAAACGTAGGCCCATAGCAGTACCGAATAGGTTTCTGCAAATGGGTCTAGCTCCGTTACAGGATCAGCTATATCTCCTTGTGAGACGGCTGCCCTGCGACTGTACGTTTAATCAGTCTAGGTTCGACGTGAAGATCGAGTCCAGGGTTACCAACCCTGGTCTTTACGTCGGCTCGGTCGATCTCTCACAGGCAACAGATAATCTCCCGCGAGCTTGGGGAGAGTATTGCGTAGAGAAGATTCTTCTCTGGAGGTGTTGCCCTACCGTAAAGCAGTCTTACCGTCTCTTTCAGGAGATGGCAGGCGGCAGGTGGGACAACGATGGCCATATCTCCACATGGCCGGTTGGGCAACCTCTTGGTACCCTCCCGTCATTTGGGTTATTGGCTATCACGCATAATCTGCTGCTTGAGTCGCTCAGCTTTGCGCTGGGGATGGGGCACAGTCCCTACTGCATCCTTGGTGATGACCTCTTGGTCTTCAACAAGAAAGTGCGTAAGGCGTATATCCGCTTTATGCAGGATACAGGTGTGCCTCTCTCTCTCCACAAGAGCTACGAGGGTAACCTTGTAGAGTTCGCTGGAAAGACGTTTATCAGGAACCAGTTTCCTGGTTTCGTTTCTGACCATGCGCCTCTCACGTGGAACTCTTTGTTTGACTACCAAAGAGCTACGGGAGTTAGAATCCCTTGGCAACAGCTTCCTAGGAAGCTGAGGCGCCAAGTTGAGTCACTCACATCTTCACTTCTCACGAAGTGTGATGGGCGCCGTGTTTACCAGTTTTGCCAATTGGCACTGCTGGATCAACACGGTAGTCTGCGTGGTCCTCTTAGTCAGAGAACCATGGACCGTTTAGCCCAATTCTACCTGGATATTGAGCCCGATGAGGATAAACTTCCTCCTCAGCGCGAGCCGGATTCCGGGATTGTCATGGTTGCTGGACACCCCGTGGTGTACGGAAACTATGACTATGCGGATAAGAACGGACACTTTGTCCGTTTCCGTAGAATTGAGCTCCCTCAGTGGTACAAGGAAAAGTTCCGTCCTTGTGCCACCGATAAGCTTGTCCTGACAGCCGCACAGGTGTTGAAAGACATCTGACGATGACAGAACAGAAGGCAG